AACCCGAAGCTTTACTAGGAAGTTTTCTTTGTCTGATACAACAGAAGTTACTGGTGCCAGAATGGAAAATGGACTTTTGAAAATCAGTTTAGAAACTATTGTACCAGAGCACAAAAAGACTAAACAAATCCCAATTTCAAAGGGGTCAGTTCAACATGAACAAGCCTCGGAGAAAGAACTTTTAATTGAATAGAAAAATGAATAATTGAGGACTTAATTATGGCTAAAGTAGATACACAATCTTTTGAAGAACTTGTTGAAACATTCAACGTAGAAGTTGAAAAATTTAACGAGAAAGGCAATGCTTCTGCTGGTACCCGCGCTCGAAAAGCACTTATGGAAATTTCTAAACTCTGTAAAACTCTTCGCGCAGATATCCAGACTGCCAAAAACGAAGATTGAAATCTGGGGGAGCGCAATGCTCCCCTTTTTATCCCCTCCCTATTATTGACAAGCCATAAATTTTCTGATAAACTATACCTATAGTTTAATAAAATGAGGATTTTATAATATGGCAGACGAACTAGAACGAGTTCCAGAATATAATTTAAATAAACAAATAACCCGCAAACCAAATCAAAAACAAAAAACTTATACGGTAGACCACAAGGAAGCAATGCCAAATGAAGGTATGATTCAGACAATAATGAACATGAAAACATTATCAACTGAATTCAAAATGCAATGTCTACAAGCCTTCACTGAAAGAAACTATAAGTTTATTGAACGAAGAATTATTAAGAATTCTGGTCCAGAAGAAAGAAAAACAGCAGAGGAAATGGTAAACTTTCTACGCGACCAAATTAAGCGTGACAAAAAGTACTACAAACAACTACAAAGAGGTTAATATATAATGGCATATTCTAATATTATTGTTCCATCAAGTCCAGAAGATAAAAAGAAAATTCGTCAGGCAATGGATGAAATTTCAAATTCAATGACCCGTATGGAATCTGAGCGTGAACATATCTCTGAAATTAAAAAGAAACTGAAAGAAGATTTCCAACTTCCTCCAAAAGTCATCAATCGAATGGCTAAGGTACACCACAAACGAAACTTCACAGAAGAGCAAGCTTCAAATGAAGATTTTGAAATTTTATATGAAACTGTAAACGGTTTAGATAACGGAGAAGAAATTAATGGCTAATGTTAGACTTGTACGCCTACTGTCAGGCGAAGAACTTCTGGGCGATGTGGTTCTAAATGGTGATGGAACTATCACAATTAAGGATGTATGTCAAGTAGCAACATCATATGCTGACCCCGGACAGGCGACAGCAAAAGTAGGTATTGCTCCTTACCTTCCTTATGCTAATCTAGAAAAAGGAATTCGACTTGGAAATCATTATATTGGATATATTGTAGAACCAGTAAAAGAGTTGTATAATGAGTACAACAAAGTATTTGGTTCTGGTATAATTCTTCCAGATGATGAAATTAAACCAGCAGTAGCAACTCCTAAATTTGTAAAAGGATAAGGAATTATCAATGGATTTTTACACCAATGTACACTGTTCTGGAAAATATATCCTGTTTCGGGGTATTGAAGACGGTAGACGAGTACAGAGAAAAGAGATTTATATGCCCTCTCTTTTCTTGCCCTCTTCTAAAAAGACAGAGTATACAACACTTGACGGAAAATATGTAGAGCGTAAAGTTTTTGATGACCCTAGGGATGCTAGAGATTATATCCAATCTCATAAAGACATTCATGGATTTAAATACTACGGACTGACAGACTTTACTTATACATATATTTCCGACAAGTATGGTTCTATCCAGTTTGATGAATATCGCAAAAAACACTTGAATATTGGATTTCTCGATATTGAGGTTGAATCTTCAAACGGATTTCCAGAGCCAGCTTTGGCGGCTGAACGAGTAAATGCCATTGGTATGTATTACAATGAAGTTTACTATGTTTTTGGTCTTGAGCATGATTACACACCTAAGCGTAAAGATGTAGTTTATCGCAAATATGACACTGAATATGGGCTTCTAAAAGCATTTATACAGTGGTGGCGAGATGTTGATTTTGATGTTATTACTGGATGGAACGTTGATTCATTTGATATGACATATCTGATTAATCGTTGTAATAAAGTTTTAGGTGAAGAAATGACCAAAAACTTTTCGCCATGGGGTTGGATGCGTGAACAGAAATTAATCAAGCGTGGTCAGGAAATCATACGATACGATATTCAAGGATTGGCAGTTGTGGATTACTTAGATATCTATCGAAAGTCTCCCGCTATTCCAGAGCGTGAAAATTACAAGCTAGATTTTATCGCAGAAGTAGAACTTGGAGAAAATAAGCTATCATATGAAGAATATGGTTCTCTGTACAATCTTTACAATGAAAACTGGGAATTGTTCATTGACTATAACATTAAGGATGTTGAACTAGTAAAACGCCTAGATGATAAGTTGAAGCTTTTAGACTTAACATTCACAATGGCATATGACGCAGGAATCAACTTTACAGATGTGGCTTCTCAAACTAAATCGTGGGATATAATGATTTACAATGAGCTAAAATCTCGCAAGATGGTAATTCCTTCAAGACCTGAACGAAAAGAATCTTCTGGTGGTTATGCTGGCGCTTATGTAAAAGACCCAATTAAAGGGTTCCACGAATGGGTAGTTTCATTTGATTTGGCTTCTCTGTATCCTCACTTGATAATGCAATATTCAATTTCTCCAGAAACTATTATAGATGACTCAACATTGTATAAGCGACTAGATGACCTTAAAAAGAATAAGCAGTTATTTAATGGTGATGATGTAAATCAAGAAATTGAAGATTTGGAAAAATTACTAGAAGTTAAAAGTATTATTTCAGTTGACAAATACTTGGAGGAAAGTCTTGATTTATCTTTCTTGAAAAGAATGAATATGACTCTTTGCCCTAGTGGTACGGTATTTGATGTATCTAAGCGTGGATTCCTTGCGGAAATGATGGACAAGTTATACAAAGAACGCAAGAAGTTTAAGAAAATGATGCTAAATGCACAGCAGGAGCGAGAGAATACAAAGAAAGGTTCGGATGAATATAAACATTGGACAAATGAAATATCAAAATATGATAATATTCAAATGTCTCGTAAGATTTCATTGAACTCTGCTTATGGTGCTATCGGTTTCCAGTATTTCAGATATTATGATGTACGCATTGCTGAATCAATTACTTTGGCTGGTCAGTTGTCTATTCGATGGATTGAAAAGTGTTTTAACAAATACTTTAATAAATTATTAGGAACTGAAAATTATGATTATGTTGTGGCTATTGATACAGATTCAAACTATTTGAGACTTAAAAAACTAGTGGATAATTTTTTTGATGAAGATACCCAAGTAAATAATCCTAATAAAATTGTTAAGTTTATTGATTCAGTATGTAAGGATAAAATAGAACCATATATTAACAAATCTTATGAGCGACTAGCTGAATATGTAAATGCATATGAACAAAAGATGTTTATGGAGCGTGAAGCTATTGCCAATAAAGGAATATGGACAGCTAAGAAAAGGTACATACTAAATGTATTCAATAATGAGGGTGTGCAATATACAAAACCTAAAATGAAAATAATGGGTATTGAAAGTGTTCGCTCTTCTACTCCGGGAGTTGTTCGTAAGTATTTGGAAGAATCTTTTGATGTTATTATTAATAAAACAGAAGATGATATGATTAAATACATTGCGGATAAGCGTATTGAATTTGGCTCTTTACCAGTTCAAGATGTATCTTCACCAACATCTGTAAATGGTTTGGACAAATGGGCAGATTCTTCAACTATATGGAAATCAAGTTGTCCTAAGCATGTAAAAGGCGCACTTGTATATAATAAAATTATTGATGATAAGAATCTTTCTAAATACCAACACATTAGGTCTGGAGATAAATGTAAAACTATGCCACTTAAAGAGCCAAATAGTGCCTTTAGTAATTCTATAACATTTCCAGATGGTTGTCCGAAAGAATTTGGTTTGGATAAGTTTTTTGATTATGAAGAACAGTGGAAAAAAACATACCTATCTCCTCTAGAAAAAATTCTGGATGTGATTGGTTGGGAAACCGAAAAGAAACAAACATTAACAGATTTTTTTGGAGCATAAATGACATACGAAGAAAAATTTCAAGAATTAGTAGATATTCTAACAGAAAATCCCAAATGTATAGAAATACATGAAAGATTTGATAATTGGTGTGAACGAAATATGGATTACTTTGATACAGTGGAGTCCTTTGAAAATTCATCAATAGAATATTTGGAATCCTTGTGCCTAGAATACGGAGCATAAAATGTACGAATATAAAGCAATTGTAACAAATGTAGTTGATGGTGATACTGTTGACGTTGATATTGATTTGGGTTTTGGTGTGTGGATTAGAGACGAAAGAATTCGTCTAATGGGAATTGATACTGCGGAAACAAGAACATCAAACGCTACTGAAAAATCTTGGGGCATTGCGGCAAAAGATTTAGTAACTTCTTTGACAGGCTCTAATAAGAGTGTTATAATTAAAACTGAAAAAGATAAATCTGGGAAATACGGAAGAATTTTGGGTACTATTGAATTGGTACTTGATGGTAAAACGGTTAATCTCAATGAACTTCTAGTTGAAGAAAAACTTGCCGTACCGTACCTTGGAGGAAATCGTGATGATAATAGAGAGGCTTTTGGAATTTGGGAGTATTGGTCAATTGATTATGACGAATACCTAGCGCAGAAAGCATTACAGGAATCGGGAGAATAATATGAAAGTAGTTCCTTCTTTAAAGTTTATGGTGAGGGAAGGTTTTGAGGAACCATTTGGTAAAGGTGGTGTTTTCAATCCGGGAGTAAGATTTAATTCTTTCCCAACATCTAATTATTTCAGTATGAAAAAAGTTATTTTAATTGGTACAGTAGGTGCTTTTAATCCTGTTTGTTCAAAGCAACATGTGCCAGACTATGAAAATAACTTTTCCAAACTCAAGGAGCTTGGTATTGATGAAGTATATGTTACAGCAGTAAATGATATTCAGGTTATGAACGTTTGGAAAGAGGTTCTGGGTCTTGAAAATATCAAAGTACTAGCTGATGGCAACGGTATGCTTGCTAGAAAGCTTGGAATGTTAACTGATAAATCTCACTTCGGATACGGACAACGCTCTAGACGATATGTAATGTATGTTGTAAATGGTGTTATCGAAAAGATTTTTGAAGAAGACCCAATGAGTGGAGCACCAGACCCATATGAAGTAACTAAAGTTGAGAATGTTATTTCATATCTCGAAGAATTGAATAAGCCAGAAGAACCTTCAGAGAAACCAGTTGAAGAAATGACACAATCCGAAGCTTTAGATGAGCTTTCTAAAATGACACAAGAACTAGAACAAAAACTTGAAGATTAATCTAATTACGGAGAATATATAATGAATCAATTACGCATAGCACTTAGTTTATTTTTTATTCTATTCGGTATCACTAAAATCATTCCATTGTTTGGCTTTGGTTACGGTTTTGATGGTACTGTATGGTTTGTTGGTGAAGCAATGGGCTATTCGACATTGGCATCTTTTATGGTTGTAATGGCAATCATTTTTGAAATTGCTCTCGGTGTAGGTCTATTAATGCCACAAATGAACAGTAATTGTGCTTGGAGACAGAGAGTATCAGCATATGGCTTGGCAGTTTTTACTGGTATCGCTACTTTGCTATTCCATGTGCCACTAATCGCAGGGGAGACTCTTACTCCAGAACTCACTAACTCATTGAAAAATTTAATTATTATCTCTGCTTTGGTGACTGTAGGAAATAACATAGAAAGTAAACATTAATTATTGGAGTTTATTATGGATTTTTTGAAAGAAATGGTGAAGGCATCTGGGAATTCTATGGCTTCTATTGTAGACGATGGTGTTTATACGGATAACGTAGGATACATTGATACAGGGTCATACATTCTCAATGCCCAACTATCAGGTTCAATATATGGCGGATTGCCTGATAACAATATCTCTGCCATAGCAGGAGAATCAGCCACAGGTAAGACTTTCTTCACACTCGGTATTGTTAAAAACTATCTAGACTCCAATCCAGAAGCTGTTGTTTTCTTTTTGGAATCTGAGGGTGCCATTAATAAGAAAATGATGAAGGATAGAGGAATTGATGTTACTAGAGTTGTAATACAACCTGTATCTACAATCCAAGAGTTTAGAACTCAGTCTGTAAAAATGTTGGACAAATATATCGAACTTCCAAAAGAAGATAGAAAGAAAATGATGTTTGTCCTAGACTCGCTAGGTATGCTTTCTACAACCAAAGAAATTGAAGATACAGCAGAAGGCAAAGAGACACGAGATATGACAAGAACTAGTCTTATCCGCTCAGCTTTCCGTGTGTTGACTTTGAAGTGCTCAGTGGCTGGTGTTCCTATCCTACTCACAAACCACACATACGCAAATGTAGGGGGCTATGGCGACCCAACTACTATCTCAGGCGGTGGTGGTGTGAAATACGCGGCATCTACCATCATATCTTTATCCAAAGCTAAGCATAGAGTGGGTAGTGAGGTAGTTGGTAATGTAATTCATTCTAAGCTATTCAAAGGAAGACTTACAAAAGAAAACTCTCAGGTTGATGTTGTATTGACCTATGATAAAGGATTGGACCGCTATTATGGACTACTTGAGCTAGGCGAAAAATACGGAATATTCAAGAAAGGCGGTGGTCGTTATGAAATTGACGGTAAGAAAATTTATGGCAAAACCATCCTAGAAGAGCCAGAAAAATACTTCACAGAAGATATTCTGAATCAGTTAGATGAAGTTGCCAAAAAAGAATTTTTATATGGAAACAATGCTTTCCTAGAACCTACAGAAGAGGAAGAATGAAATGACAGTTAAAGACAGATACATTATGGTAGAGCATAGAGATGACCCAGAGCAGTATGGAATTGCCTTGACAGATGATAAGTACAAAGGTATAATTTACTCATATGGTAAAGTTGACATGTCTCCAGAAAACTTTGACACAGATAATCCAGAGGCAGACCTAAAATTTGAATACAATGTATTTAATAATCCTACCGATATCAATATTGCTGAAGACAAAGAGCTTCAACAATTGATGGGTGAAATTCTTGTAAGTATGATTAAGGACGTATTGGAGCAAAATGAACAGCATAGAGAAGATAATACTGCGGGGTCTTCGGACTAATGACACTTACACAAGAAAAGTTCTTCCTTTCATAAAGGATGATTATTTCCATGATGACACAGAGAGAGTTTTATTTAAAGAATTTATCAAGTTTTTTGTAAAATATAACTCTCTTCCTACCAAAGAAGCAATTCTTATAACACTAAATGATAAAAAGAATATAACAGATTTACAGTTTGATAAACTAGTAGAGCTTACTAATGAAGTCTGGGAGTCAGACGATATTCCAGACGAAAATTGGTTGATGGACAATACTGAAAAGTTCTGTAAAGATAAAGCTGTATACAATGCTGTAATGGATTCTATTAGTATCATTGAAGATGATGAAGGAAAGCTAGACAGAGGTAGCATTCCAGACATTTTATCAAAAGCCTTGGCTGTTTCATTTGATGAATATGTTGGACATGATTACATCATGGATTCTGAAAATCGTTATGAATTTTACCACAAATCTGAAGAAAGGATTCCATTTGACCTTGACTTGATGAATAAGATTACAAATGGTGGACTTCCAAAGAAAACACTCAATATTGCTATTGCTGGTACTGGTGTTGGTAAATCTCTTTTCATGTGTCATTCTGCCGCATCCAATCTAATTGGTGGGCTTAATGTATTATACATTACTATGGAAATGGCAGAAGAGCGTATTGCTGAGCGTATTGATGCCAATCTCATGAATACTAAAATTGATGATTTGTATTCTCTGAGTCGAGAGAAATTCGGCAAAAAGATTTACAATATCAATAAGAAAACTAACGGAAAACTAATCGTAAAAGAATATCCCACAGGTGGGGCTAATGTAAATCACTTTAGACACTTGGCAGATGAACTTAAAATTAAAAAGAACTTTGTTCCTGATATAGTATACATTGACTATCTTAATATTTGTTCTTCATCTAGGGTTAAAAACAATAATGCCAATTCATACACTATTATTAAGAGTATAGCAGAAGAAATTCGTGGTTTGGCAGTAGAACTTAATGTTCCTATTGTTACAGCTACACAGACTACTCGTGGTGGTTATGATAACTCAGATGTATCTTTGACGGACACTTCGGAGTCATTTGGTGTACCAGCTACTGCCGATTTTATGTTTGCTCTTATTTCTACAGAAGAGTTGGCAGAACTAGACCAGATTATGGTTAAGCAGTTGAAAAACCGATACCGTGATACTGGATATTATAAGAAATTTGTTATCGGAGTTGATAGGGCGAAAATGAAATTGTTTGATTTAGAAGAATCAGCACAAGATGATATTTCGGATTCTGGGCAACCTCAAGTCGATAAAAAAGAAGATTCTGGACCAATTAATAGTTTCGGTTCTGGTGGAACTAAGTTTGGTGGGACAAAAGATAGTACTAAATCAAAATTTGGAGGATTTACAGTATGAAAGTAACACTTGGGGATAGTATTGAAACTATCGGTTATTATGAAGATGTGCTCAGTGAAGAGTTATGTGAACTTATTATTGATGAACATCTAGAGAAAGAAGACATTTTCACATCTGGGGTTGCCCTTGAGCAAGAGTTTGTTGCTAAAATATACCCTCATTTAGAAGTTGTTATTAATGACTTGCTTAAAAACTATATTAAAGATTGTGATATTAACTCTTTCCCAGATGATTTTGGTCTTGAACCATTTCATGTTAAGGGATACCGAGACGATGGCGAAACTCCAGAGCAATATCAAATTGATGTAGGTTCCCATGATATGGCAAGGCGTTTTGTTGGTATTTTCTTTATGCTGAATGAGCTAGATGAACCGGGCGAAATTAAGTTCTATCGACAGAACAAATCAATAAAACCAAAACGAGGTTCTGTTTTTATTTTCCCATCATTGTGGACACATCCACAGCTAAGAATCCTACCAAAAACAGGTACTGAGTGGGTTATGGGTACATATTTACATTACTTGTAATACTCCTAATAATTAATGGGGAACTTCGGTTCCCCTTTTTTTATAAATATAATCTAGAATAACAATAACAAGGAGATTACCAATGGCTCTAAATTTTACATTTAACGAAATGCCAGTTTTACGCCCAGTTAAAATGCCAACAAAAGAAATGTCATTTTTGGGTGCTGTATGGCATTGGTTGACTGCCACAAGAAAATGGAATTTAGTAGAAGATTGGGAATTTAACATAGATGGAATTGATTATGTGATTCCAGAAGGTGAACTTGTTGACGGTGCTTCTATACCAAAATATTTTTGGAGTTGGTTGAGTCCTACTGGAATACTACTGGTCCCAGCGATAGTACATGATTACTTATATACTCATGCCAAACTTAAAAGAAAAGATGGAACATACACTAGCTTTATTTGTAGAGCAGATGCCGACAAAATGTTTAGAGATATTGCTATAGATGTAAATGGACTAAATATACTAAATCATATAGCATATTTGGCACTTGTTCCTTTCGGTTGGATATCTTGGAATGAATGTCGCAAAAATCAGCAAAAAGCAGAGAAAGGTTGATAATGAAAAAAGATAAAATTTTGATTGAACTACTTGAACAAGTTAGTGAAGACGCAACTATAATTCCAGAAGAGCTACTAGACGAATATGAAGCATTCTATGAAGGCATTACTATGGATATGCTCAAAGATTTGCTTCCAAAGTCTGTTAGAAAGAAAATTGCACATGTTGCTCATAAAGAAAAGTATAAAATAGCTTTGGATTTGTACAAACAAATCAAAAATGACAAAAATAGAAAAATGTCAGACCACATGGCTATGGTAACTGCGGCTGAATTGGTAGGACTAAATCCTCGTGAGCTTCTAGATGTTATGAAAACTAGAAGAGAAGAGAATCAAAATGGTCAGAAATACCTAAAACCTAGTATCAAGCCAACAGGAAAGGTTTTAGAAGATGGACTCCCAGAAACTACTAAAGCATATTGCGATATGACTCCGGGACAAACATATGAAGAAATTATGTCAATAATCTCAGAGAAGGCACCTCCTGACAAAGATATAGAAAACTGGATTAAAAAGAATAAAGAGAGATTCATTGACCGTTATGGCGAAGAAGACTATGCCGAGTATTTGTATGGTCGTGCTTGGAATATGTTCAATAAGCGCAAAGGCATAACAGAATGTAGAATTCAAAGATTTAAAGATTTTATAAAATAATTTTAATTAGGAGTATACGATGCTACCACATAAAGGCGAGAATAAGGTTTCTCAAAATTTTCTTGATACAGTATCAAAAATTACAGAAAAGACAGAAAAGCCAAAATCATTTTGGGACGCCATAACAGATGTAGATAATTCTAAATCATATGGACTTGGAAGTTATGGACAGGTTAAACAACTAAATGAAAAATATGATTTACCCAAGCCAACAAAATTTAGCAATGGTTATGTATACCATGTAACAGATGCTGATTCTGATGGAACCTCATTTGAAGTAAGAAAAGGTAGTAAAGTAGTTCTTTCTGGATTCTATGACATGTATGCTGATGAAATTAATGTAAGTGGAAAAAGATACGATATTTCCAATTATGCTACAGTGCAGGATAAAGTTAAAGAACTACTAAAGTTGAAAGAAGAAACTCTTAAAGAAGATAAGATTGACAAAATTATTGAAGATATCTTCACTTCTAAAGATGGTAAAAAGTTTGGTGATGCTTGGGAGAAGGGCGATACCAAAGAAGCTATCAACATCCTAGTTAAGAACAAAGTTTCTAAAGCTGATGCTCAGAAAGCAGTGGACAGAGTTTTCTCTGAGTCATTCCAGCTTCAGGAGAAAGAAGAAGAAGTTTCTGAGAAATATGACCCAACTGATATGGTTAAAGAACCAGCACCAAAGGGAACTCCTAAAGAAGTTGTCGCTCTTTTTGACAAGATGTATGACACTTATATGAAAGCGGGTGGTTCTTCCTCAACTCCATCATGGAGAAAGATGGACGCTGAGCTTAAAGATATGGGATATTGGACTTCAAATGTCAAAAAGACATACAGACTTCGTAAGCTAAAAGAATCTAAAGATATCACAGAAAGATATGAGCGTTTTTATGATACAACTTGGGGCAACTGGGGTGAGCATGAAGTCGTTAAATATGGAATGTCAAGAAAACTCAAGCCAGTTGGTGTAATTGGTGGCAAGGGTACTGTAAATTACAGAGTACTATTTGACCTTGATGCTTTTGATAAATCTGAACTTAAAGGTGTCAAGTTGAAGGCTGGTGAGAGAATTTTCCGATACGCTACTCGTGTAACGATGGCGGGTGGTATGATTCCACTTATCAAGGTAAACCTTGACAAAGGTCTAATGTACTTCTTGACTCAGGACAGCGCAGAGAATGGTGAGACATATGAGTTTGAAACTCGTGGTGAAAAGCTAACATTCAGTCGTATGATTGAAGAATCTGTTGATGTATCCAAAGTCAATAAACTTATTGAAGGTATTGCCAAAGCACTTGATGAAGGTGTTGAATTTGATTACGAAGCAAAAGGCGAGGTTATTAACCAACTTTCAGAAGAAGGTATTAAATGGGACCGCTCTTTGCTAAATCGTGAACAGATGAGTAAACTTGGTGTTAAGTTTGACATATAAATATTGTTAAATTAATATTTCAAGGTATATAATATGGCAGGAAAACACGTTAAAGACTTACAGGAGATAACCCAGTTATCTCCTGAAGCTCAAATTATTGTTGTACAGGATAACCTTACTCAAAGAACTAACGTTGCTGAAGTGATGCGTCTTTTGACGCAACCAGATGTTACTACAATCTACAATATTGAATCAGTTGTAACTACTGAAACAGTTCAGGCTACTGTAGACGCTTCTTTAGAGCCCTATGATAGCAGAATCACCTCAAACGCTACTGCCATTAACACAAACAGTACCAATATATCTGGATTGGATACTCGTGTGGGGGATTTGGAATCTAGCTCATCCAACTGGAATACAGCCTTTAACTGGGGCAACCATGCCGCTCAATCATATGAAAGAACAGCATTTAAAGGCGCGGCTAATGGTTATTGTGGTCTAGATGCTAATTCTAAAATAGAAGATGCTAATCTTCCTTTGCCATTTACAGGCTCTCAGGTCAATATTACAGCAGATATGTTGCCAACTATAACAAACAGCATGTTGCCAGTATTAGACCTTTCTAAAATACCTACATTGACAGCAGATAAGATTCCATTACTAACGGATGCTCAGATACCAGATAATTATGTTACGAATGAAAACTTTTATTGGCAAAATATAGAATTGACGGACAATACAGACTTCGACCCTATGAAAGAATATAGGGTAACTATGCTGGATGCTGATACATCAAAAACTATAACTGTATTTCCTCATAAAATT